GGAACCATCTGTTCCACTAACTTAGTCCAATAAGGACCAATACCGTTCACGTAATCAATTAACTTTTGATAAGTGTACTTGTTGTTAGGTAAACCAACAGTTTGTTCTGATTCGATGTATTTCCACCAAATAGATTGTAATGTAGGATAACCACCCGTCTTACCATCAGAGATGTATTGTCTGTTTCTAGTGTTAATCATATTCTGCCAAAAAGTTTGGGAGAATTCAAAGAACGTTTTCTTCTTAGGCTTTGGGTCAACATATGTCCAATCAACTCCACCAGGCACAGGATAACCAACTGTTAAACCTGATTCAGGAATTGGGTAATCATATCTTCTTGATTGGTCCCAAACATCATAAACAAGACCTTGGGCAGGATTTAAGAATATATCAACGTTCTTAACGTTTAATACCAATTTTTCATTATCAACAAAATAATAGGCGTTGTAATCACCTTGAGTAGATACTCTAATTTTATCGTCATCCGCCAACCAAGATTTATTATTATCAACAACTTTTTGAAGTTTAAACCCTTCGGTCATATATGGGAAATCCCTAAATCGATTCAAATAAGTTTGACCATAAGTGAATGGTTGTAATTGTGTTTGAATGTTAAAGTTTTGACCCGTAAAAACATTACCCGTAATAGTAACTTCATCAGGACTTCTGTGTTGTGGAGTTTGCTCATACCAACCAGCACCGATTTGGAAGAAGTAGTTTTCGGTGTTAACAGGTGCATTTGGATAACCTTCAGCATCTATAGGGTAATTCTCCAAGGTTATATTAACGTCTTGATAAGTAGAGTTTGTTGTAAATGCAGTATAAATTTGTCCGTAAACACTATAAGTTTGTCCTACAGCATAAGTCGGAGTTTCTTGAATATACGTACCTCCAGATATTTGAGCCCATTGTACATAGAATTGGTCTAAATTAATCTTTTGGTCTGCCAAATAAATGTGTTCATTATACTCAATTAAAGAATCAGGAGCTCCAATTAATCTTAATAAAAATTCAATAGACCTTCTTGTACCTTTCGATTTAAACAAATAAGACGCATTAAGAATTAAGTTTCTATAATAAGCATAGTTTAATTCTGTTGGTGTTAAAGCTCTGGCATATCCAGGATATGTCGGTGTTGATGTATTACCAAAAACCGATGATAAGAAATCTTCATTTGTTATAGGTGAGAAATTAGATGACCATCCAAGTGTTGCAGATAAGTTCACTAATAATTGTGAAGGTATATCGTTTGATGGATTATAGTTCACAGAATTCATGTAAGCCAACCCTTCAATAAATTGTTTTATTTGGTCAAAACTTCTACCATATATTTGAAATATTTTTTCAACCTTTCTACCTAAAGTATCAAATTCTTTCAAAGAGTCTGAAACTAAAAATCTTGAAATAAGATTTGTTTTAAATGAATCTAAATTAACCGCAATTGCTTGGATTTGCTCCAAATAAGAATCAAATAAGAAAGAACGAATATCCAAATTCCACGGACCATCTTTTGGCCAAGTAACTTGTTGGTAGTCGGTGTACGTTTGACCATACTCATTTTGTTGAGGGACTTGGAACACGGCAGTGTACTCAGGTCTAACCAATCTATTAACCAAGAATTTTTCAACCTCATCAAAATCTTCTTGAAATATTTTATCAACAATATAATCGTTTGGTCTAATCTGATATTCTTGATTTATAGTTGTTGCAGTAGTCCCAAATGGAGAACCTGAAACATAAAACGTGATATCTCCTGAAGATAATGTATCAGAAGGAATAAATGCAAGAACTTTATAAATGTTATCATTAATACTAACACAATAATCTAAATAAGTGTCGTTCAAATTTCTATATTTGGACGTAGTCAATTCTCGTATTGACAAGTTAGTTGTTGCACTAACAGAATAGTCTATATCAAATGGATTTCGTATTCTATCAACATTAACTTTGAAGTACGTCTCATCCGCCTGAACATCGTATACTATATCATAAGCAGTATTACCCGTTATATAATCACCGTTACTAAACTGTATATCTAATGATGCGGGAAAATAATTAATAATTTTTGTAATTGATACCCTGAATCTTTCCGATAAGGAACCGTACATTGAAAAGTTAAGAACTTGAGTAATATCATAATTAGGATAAACTCTAAATTGGGTTGCAAGTATCCTTCTACTCTGTTCAAGACTATCGATATTCATCATATCCAAAGTCATCGGTTCAGAGAACGCCCCTACATTAAATGTTCTATTAACTTTTTCAGTTACCCCCGTTGTAAACTCAAAATTACCCTGCGTAAGTCCTCCACCCTCAACAGTTTGTAATCCTACAATGTTGTCAGAGAAGGTACCCGCACCACTACCTGGTCTTGGTGGGTAAAAGAATTTAGTATTTTTGGTATTTACCGCCATTAAGATGTTATATTTGTGAAGTTTTTACTGAAGTCAATGTTATTACCTCTACTTTGTCTAACCTCATAAAGTAACGCATTAAATTGGTCTCTAATTTCATACAAGTTGTATTGTCTGTATATGTTATTTTGAGAGTCATAGATAGTATAGATACCATCATCAATTGATTTGGTCTGATTACCATAAAGAGCAATTGCAAGAGATGATATGTCGTATTCAACCATTTCAATTTCCAAAGTGATTGGGTTAAAATATGTGTTTGAGATTATAATGTTTTGATTTGGTTGTCCAATAAACGGTGTCGCATTTGGATTGTTTGTTGGCGATGAAGATGGTGATAATGTCAAGAATATTAAATTCGAATTACCCTCAACATATCTGTATCTAATACTTTTTTGTGTGGTATTTGTTTCATTTGTCACAACAGGTTCACAAAAGAAAGATGATGTAACAACTCTAAAGAAATTTGGTATTTTTGAACCATCAGGATTTAAATACTCAACTCTAAAACCAACAAGTCCTTGTGGAACAAATTTATTTTGATATTGTGTTGGTACATTTGTAACATCTATAATAATACCTTTTACGTTTGGTAATGCATTTAATACACCACAATCAGTAATTCTTGTTCTAATCTGTGCGGGTCTTAAATATAATGTATAAATCCCAAGATTATTAAATTGTTCTGCAGGTAATGTTAAATTGTATAATCCACCCAATACCTCAACACCCGCGTTTCCACCTGTTTGAGTATTGTTGAAGTAAGGCTTAAGAATTGTTTGCGCATCAAGTTGTGTTAAGGTAAAGTTATCCGTAACATCCCTTGATGGTGTGTAATTCATAATAATCTGAACGTCTTCTGGTGAGACATCACTTGGTCGTATTGTGCCGTATGAACCTATTGCCATATCTTTTTATCTTATAAATAGTTTAGTTCTTTTTTTCAACGTTAAAAAATCCATATCCGTAGTTAATCATATCACCTAAATTATCAACTTCTCCCAATCTTTGAATTCTTTCATAAGCAGAATTCTTTCCTCGTTCAACAAAAACATTGGTTTGTATTTGTGGTTGGTCGACCGCCTTAAGTAAAACTTCTTCCTTTGTAATTGGTCTTTGGGTTAAATTATTATCGGTAAATCCTGATGATTGTTCAAAGAATATTGTTGTTCCGTCAATGTAATCATAGTAATCAACCGCATTAATTGTATAGGCAGTAAAAGTTGTTGCGGTATTAGTTATCGCACCCCATATCTGACCATTCTTAATAACAGGAACTCCGACTTGGAATTTGTATGGTCCATACATCGCCAACTCATTAAGTTTTGATTTTGTTAATCCTGAAACCGTGAATGGAACCGTTGTAAAGTTATTTGATGTTTGAGCTGATACCACATTGACAGCATCACCTGAAAATATGTAATTATAACTTATTGGTGTTTCAAACCAATTACCACCTGCGGGAATAAAAAACGCCTCCCCATTTGGATTATTAGGAACAACATTAACATAAGGTGTTGTCACAGTTTTTGAAACTTTTGTGACGCCCCATGGATTAGTTTGTTTTAATGTAATAGTATATTGAGCATTTGCAACAGGATAAGTGTGTACAATTGAATTTGGTGTGTATGTGGTTATTGTTTGTTCAGGACTACCGTCTCCCCAATTAATTTTATATGATGATAAATCAAGGAATTTTTGAAACTCACTTGATGTATTATAGACATTATAAACATATGGGTCGGCAGTTGTTGACGAAAATATGAAATTAGCAACAACATCTTTTTGTAATACCGCACCATCAAACGGACTATAGTATCCAAAATCAACGGCTGTTTGTCTAATCAATATTGGAATGGTTAATCCCGTTAAAGTCGAACTTCCATTTGGTCCCGCACTTAATACTTGGGTCATGGCCGAATAAACACCAGTTGTTTCACCAGTATAACTTGGCCCAACATTTTCACCCTTTAGGTTAACCGTAAAGATATCCCCTTTAATTGTTTCGGGTGATATTATAATATTATAAAAATCTTCCATTATGGATTAACATATTCATACCATTTTATGGGTACTAAGGTACCCGCTCTCTGACCATCATTAAGATATAATGTTTGGTTTGGATTCATATTAAACACTTGGTATTCATGTTTATCATAATCAAGATGAACCCTGTAATAAAAATATTGTGAATTATCAAAAACATATTTATTTCCTGATAAGGATGATTGTGGCATATTCATCATTTTAACAAACACACCTTGTTTTGCATCATAAAACTTTGCAGTCATATAAAACGTACTGATATCCAAAAATGTTCTTTTCTTTAACCAATAAATGAAAAACCCTTCTTTATCACCAACATAATCCAAAACAAAATATGGTTTTTTGATTGTGACAGGCGTTGTTTGCATAATCGCATCCATCTTTAACCCCTGTTGTGTTGGGATGATAATTGTCACATAATTTTTTTGTCTTTTTTCATCAAAATTGTCATACAAATCCAACTTAAAAAACGAATTTGTAAAATTATTTGTGTAGTAATATATTTCTTGTGTTGTAAAACCTTCGGCAATATAGTTGTTCTTCCAATTAACTTCATCATCTAAACTACCACCAGAAAAAAAGTTAAACTCGTATTTGATATCTGTTGGGTCAGTTGTTGTTCCTGTTAATGGTGAATGTGCAAATCGTGTAACCTCAAAATCTCTACCCGTACCGATAACCTCAGTTATTATTTTAGTTTCATATTCATCAATACTTTGGTCCAAGCCAAGATAATCCCAAGTAAATTGAATTGGTACTGTAAGTACTTGGTCAGTTAGACCATTTTTTTGAATTGTTATTTTATTCACACTCATCAAATAATGGTTTTATTGGATATTGAACTCCAAGTGTATTATAGTTTATTCCTTCAGGTATTAATCTAAATACCGATTCTTTAAAAGGATATTGGGCACTGTTAAGGAATGGGTAATCCACACCTCTATCAAGATTGTCCTTGAATCCATAACTATATAAATCTCTCCACCTAAACTGTTGGTCTGAAGAAGAATAAAATGAATAAAAAGGTACGTTATCAACTTCCCCAACATTTGCAGTTTCAACATAATCTGAAAAAACTCTGATGGTCATTGATGTGTGTGGGTTATAATAGTATCCAGGGCTATTTGTATCGTAAGTAGTAGTTGTCTGAAATACGTTTTGGTTGTAATTTATTTTTTGATAGTATGGTGAAACAACTCTTTCAATTTGGTCATAGTCGTTCCATTCACAAAAATCACCGTCAACTAAATCACCGATGTTTAAATTTTTGTTATAATAAAATGTTTTGGTTGCACCGTTTGTTAATGTATAGTTTTCTGTTTGAATGTTTGTGTCAGAATCATTATTAGTTAAATCCCACCAAGCACTAACAGGTGAAGTCAAATTAAACTCCCAACCTTGTTTTAAACCAATCCCGTTATTTGGTTGATTAAAGTAACCTGTATATCCCTTATTAATTATTGTCAGAAACAATTCACTAACAGGACGTTTTTGATTATCTAAAACACCATTCAAATTCAAATCATAATTTGTTGTAATATTATAAGAATTACTACTTGTTTTTTGAGAAATTCTTGAAACTTGATTTGGAGTTATTGAACTGTATTCAAACTTTCTCTCTTCACTAAACACGTTTTTTTCAAACCCGTTTTTAGTTATAATAGTTCCATCAATATCACTTATTATTTTATGTTCTCTAATATAATATTTAGATTTTGTTTCTAAAATGTTATCGGGGTTGACGACTCTTTTAAATGTCCCCGTAACACTATTTGCAAAAGTTGTTCCTGTATACCCAAAATTGTATATGTTGAATATATAAACTTCACTATCAAATTCATTATTACCTAATGAATAAACTTGGAATAAATTTGTTTGATTATAAAAGAAAGATAATTCAACATACTCACCAACAGTTAATCCGTGTGGTGCAACACATTGGAATCTTATAACATTGCTACCGTTCTGTGTTCCGTTATAGATTGAGAATGGTATACCTTCTGAGGCAATCCAATTAAATGAACTATTATTTAATTCGTAAGATAATTTTTTATCGTAATTGTTACTATAGGCATAACTTATATAATAAGTCCAATTATACGTATAAGCACTTTTTGCCCTATATTCTACATGTTGGTCAGATATGTAAGGTCTATAAAAATCAAACTCATAATATTGAGGATAACCTTTCCATAAACCACTAACTGAAGACTGTTCAGGTTCTACATAATATAAAGTATTTTTAAAGGGTACATATTGCGTGGTTCCTGTATAGGTATTTGCATACAAATAATTAACTTTAAATGTAGGTCTGAAAGTACTACTACTTTGTCTTTCATCGTCGAATACTTGAGCAAGGTTAATACTTTGACTTCTATCATATTCAACAATTTGTTGTGCTTGCTGTTCTAATGTGATAGAAATTTCTTGGTCAACAAAAGGCGCTGACTTATACTCCTGACTACTCGGTATGATAGTATACTTATTCACTTACAGAATATTTAGTTTTGAATTTATCTAATGCCGTTTGACCTTTTATAATACCAAAATAAAAATGGAATGGAGCACTAACCAAAAATTTACTTGATGGAACTCCCGCCATACTATACGAATAACCACCATTTGAATTAACATTAAAAATATACCCTCTTTGGTATATATCATTAGTGTTATTAGACCCAACAAAATAAGTCGGTTGGTTAACACTTCTTCTATCTAAAGACTGATAATTAAATCCAAAAATACCACTAACATTAACATTTGCATCTTGATTTGTTTTCCAATTATTATATTGTGAACCAAAAATATTTTGAATATATTGTTGGTCTATTGCCCACTGATAGAATGGTACGTATTGTGACTTAATTCCGTATGGATATGTAATTGCATTACCTGTGTTTGTCGGTCTAAAATTAATAACCCCTGGTGTTAAAAAATCTTTATTCTGTAAATCGACCGTAGTTGAAGAAAAGAAAACTCCCATAGTTTGTGAATCATTCGACCCCAAAATTACCACAGGGTCAGTAATAGAACCTGTTGCAACATAAAATTCAGGTGAAAATGGAATCACACCATACTCTGAATTAATTGACATACTTTGAGCTAAGTCACCATCAATTCTTTTATCATCACGAGTAAATAACATGTTTAAACTATTATCTTTATTAATTGGTAGTTGTTGTAAAAAACTACTATTTGAAATTCTAGATATAACAAATAAATTAACTAAGTCGGATGTATCAGAATAACTCGTTGGATTTAAAGTGTTCATTATATACGCCTTCGCAGATGCGTCATAAGTAATTTCTTGATAAACGGAGTCTTTCATTCCTAAATTAACTATGGTTGTTGGGAATAATAAATTTCTTTCGTTTGTAGGTTTCACAAGTCCATTAGTTGGTCTACCAATAAATCTTTCTTGAGTTGTTCCTGACAAATAAGGTGAAGACCTATAATAAAAATTATTAGTTTTATCATCAAAATATACTAATTCTTTAGGAAATTCTGGTGGTAATGGTTGATTTTTATCGTTAAAGTAAGTATCAACTTGTATTGGGAACGTAAATAATGAACCATTTACCCAATTATTGGTAAACGTTTGAGATAGAACTCCCCTACATAAACCATAGAAGAATCTAAATCTATATCCCCACTCACTAAAATTCTCAATATCCTGTTTAAGAGTACTCAAGGGCTTTTTTACGAAAACATAACACCCATTTTCAACTGCATCGCTAGCAGTACAATTTTGATTTACCCCAAAAGTGTTACCATATCCTTGGTAACAATTCAATCCAACCATATTCTCGCAACTACCTAAAGTGTTTAAGACATTACTCGATGCCAACTGACCTTCAATATCAGGAGTGACCTCAGACGCTCCAGTCGAGTATCCAGGTGTTACATATGTTATATCGTTTTCACCCAAAATATACACCGCGAATCCAAGATTTTGTTGTAATAAACTAGCATTACCATCTAAATTACCACTGTCTATATAATCGGATGATGGTAACCTATCAGTTCTCATAATATTTCTTGAGGAGTCTGTAATATTTAATTGACTTGAGCCAATTAAAGATGGATATAAAATAGGACTAAAATAAGTTGTGTTGAATGAACTATAACTTATATCAGTATATGGTAATGTTGTTGTATTTGCAGGGTACTGGGTTAAAGGGTTACCGAACAATATTGCTCCACCAGATAAATCTTCAGCAGTGTCATAATCATTCACAGAAACCGCACTTTCATAATATACGTTTGATGTTTTAGTTGAAACCCCATCAGATGTGCCATACGTAGGTGTTTGATTTACATAAGATGAAGAAAAAAATGTGTTTCCATTGGGAAGTATAACTGTTCTTAATGTCGATATACCATCTAAAGCACCGTAGTATCCAACATTACTTGTAGTATATGACGAATATTGTAAACCTGGTACGGTACTACCTAAAATCCCTGGATTGTAAAAATAAGATTGAAAATAAATATCGTTTTGATTATAATGTTGTTGTATCGATGTTGGGGAGTTTAAAGGTATTTGTTGTATTGGTACATTTAATCTTGTTGATGCAGTAAACGTCCAATTAGGGTCACTATCATTGGTACCAAATATGGTACCGATTGAATACTTGTTTGTCAATTTTGGAGAATAAGGGTCTACCCCTCTTTGTAGTATTAAAATAACTTGATTAGTAAAATTGTCAAAATAATCCGTAGGGTTTAAAGTAAGTGTACTTTCTAAAGTACTAGCCCCTGATGGGTAACCTATAATTTGTTTTTCATAATTCTCTATAATACTATTTTGTCTTAGAACTCCCTCAAAGAATCCACCAACACTTCCCGAATTTGGAACAATGGGTATTGTTACTCCGTTAACTGTTGTGGTAGTTATAGTTATCGCAGTTAATACTTGATAGTATTCAATGTCCGATGGATACAAATACCTTTGACATGTATCACCACTATTTGTAATACTAAACTGAGCAGTACCCGCTAATGATGCGAGGTTAATACAATTGTCATTAGTAATTGTTTGACTACCCAAACTAATCGCATTATATGTTACACTAACATTATCACAATCACTATAAATTATTGTCCCCAAACTTGTCACGTCAACCGTAACACTACTAACACAAGTTACCGAAGCGTTTGACGGAATCGTATATACTGTGGTTAAGGTATTGTTAGTATTATTTGGGTCAGCATAATTAACATTAACAGTAAATTGATTTGTCTGTAGTCTACCATTAATACCATTTACAACACCACCAGCAGTTTGTCCTGTCCATAAGTAATTTTTATCAGTACTTTTGGCGGGGTCAACAAATGTCAACAAAGTTCCAGGTGTTAAACTACTAGTCGCCAATACCGTTAGCGTATTATCGTAATGGTAAGTTGTATTTATGTCAGACGCAAAAGTTACTTTAATTTTATTAACACCTTCAAAATATTTATTTCTTGTATTAAATACATTAATTCTTTCCCCTATAGGTAAAGTTTGTTTTTGAATTGATGAGTAAAACCCAATTGATGTACTTTTAGCACATTTAAATACTTTAGGATTATCTGGAGAAGTGCTTGATGTTGACATCGCCTCAGCGATTGTATCAACATAATTTGAATTAACAAATTGTTGTCCTATTTTATCTATATATAATTGAGAATTAGAAACTTGGCTAAGTATCCCAGATTCGGGTACCACAACGGGTGTTGTTATATTACCAGAATTATTATTATTCGTAGTCGTTCCACAATCACAAGCCTGACATTCAGGATATGTAATCATAGGTAATTTAATTGGTCCAAGTTCATTTTCTTTAGAAAGAAAAAGATTTGCTAAGGCAGCAACTGTGTGATAAGCAATTAATAATATAACTCCAACATACTGAATAATTGTAAATAAAATTGAAAATAAAAAATATATTAAGTCAAAGTTTCTGAACCCCTCATTAACAGGGAATTTATTAATTGTATTTTCACAATCTTGATTATCAATTTCTTTAATACCAATAAACCTACCTCGACCACCGTTTTTAAACTCGTCAATTAATCCTGCAACAGTATACACTCGATTATATTCAAATTGATAAAATGTATCATTACAATTAATTGCATCGTTAGTATTAGTATAACCCGACCAATCCAATCCAAAATAATATGAACCCGCCAATTTTGCTTTAACAGATGCAACATTTGAATAATTTGGGTCTATATTAACATTCGACCATCCGTATTCTTTAACATTAGGAACCAAATAATAAGGTCGTCTTGTTTGTTCAGTTAATGCGGTTGGTTGAGTCCATTTAATTTTAAATCTATATTTGGCTTTAGTTGGTATACCAACTGTTGGGTCGTTTGATAATACTTTTTCACCAAATTCATTGGTAATATAATAATCCAAATTCATTGGTAATTCAGTTAACCAAACTCCGTCACCATCAATAATATTACCAGCTTGTTCTAATTCGTATTGTTCCAAGATGGGATTACCATCACTACCTTGTTGTATTGTTTGACGAATTGCAATTATTTGACCTGGTCCTGATTGAAGCGAACATAGATTACCCATATCATCTTTAGGTTTTGCACTTCTTCGAACCCTCATACTATCAGATGTAGAATAGATTGAACCCATAAAGACCGATGTTGGTTGTATATCAACATTTGCATTATCTCTTAAATCAAAATCAAGTCGATTAATTGCTATATCGCAAACTCCAGGGTCTCCCCATAATGGAGATATTTCCAAATTCTTAACCAAATTAATAATTTGCGGTAATGAATTAATATCGTTTGAAGTTCTAAATCGGTTTCCAGCAACTTGAGATTCTGTCGCCAACCCCATTCTAATCAAATCTTGAGGTGTTAATGAAAACTCACCAATATCAGATAAATCAACATCCATCACAACGGTTTGATAACCAAGTGGAACACCCATAATCATGTAGTCACCACTATCATTTGTCTTTGCCGTGAACTTATAATATTTGTCAAATATTTCAACTGCCGTCGTACCTGTTAAAGCATCCAATCTTGATGGTAATGTACCTGTGGCTGCGTGGGCAGAATATGATTTTTCGTAAGGTAACAAATTATATCTATATCCATCTTCATTTTTATCCGTTGGAGACTTGTATGGATATATACTTGAAATAATTGGGTTAGATTCGTCAATAGTCGTAATTGGGATAAATATTGACACTCTTGCATTAGGCAATCCAAATCCATTGTTGGCGGTTATTCTACCAACAAGAACCCCATAGTCCGAACAACTTCTTGTATAGACATCCTCTTGTTGTAGTTTTAAAGATAAAATCTCTAATTGTTCAAACTCTTGGTCTAATTGTACGTTGATTGTTTTGGTTATACCTAATTCAGTCCTTATTCTATATGATTGACCCATTAATTTCTTTAATTAATAAATAGTTTATGCAGGATTTTTAAAGTGAACCCACACAATTAAATAATAATCTAAAGAAAAAATAAATAAACTTGTTAAGAGAAAGTAATTGATTGGAAATTCTTAACTGAAACTCGGATATCTTTACCAGGATATCTGATTTGATAAACCTGAGATGGTTGGGCAAAAATTGTATCATCAACAGGTGCAATCATTTTAAGTGCAGGGTCTGAATATTCCATAGACGTTTCTGCCGATGAGTATTGTCCCCCAACTTCATTAAACACATCTAAACCAGCAACCGTTAATACTCCATTCGTATTTTGGATAATACTTCTAATTTCCGATAGATATACGTTCTGACCTAATTGTCTTGTTTGTGGGTTAAAATATGCAGATACTTTATCAATAACACTTGAAATAACTTGTCCTGAATTTTGTGCTGAGTCCAAAACAATCGAAACATCAACACTCAAGTCAATAACCTCAGCACTGAATATCGAAATGTAGTCATTCATCATTCGGTAGTTTGATAGGTAATTTGCAATGTTTTGTCTCAAAGTATTTGAAACAATATTGGTTAATTTACCTGACGTATCATAAGATAATATTTGAATTAAAATCTTATTGTCATTTTCAGTGATTGATACCTTTGCAGGTGCTCCAAACTGAGCTGGCATGTTTCTAATAATTGATTCGTAATCTTGTACTGTTACCGCTCTCTTTTGAGCCGCAAAGTTAAACGATACATAATTTCTAATTTCTTCTAACGATGGGATACCCGCACCACCTACAGCCGCAGTTACGTTAACACATCTTAATGAGTTGATTACTGCTGAGTTTGTAGTTTCTGAAGGACCATTAACAAAGAAAGATACCGTACCAATCTGATTGATTACGTTAGTTCCCAAGTTTGTTGCCAAACCACCACCAACTCTGTACTGAATGAACAATGTTGAATTAGGTGTTAGTGTTGAACCTAATGAGAAGTTGTTTGAATATTTTTGTAATTCTAATGTCGTACCTAAAGTTGTAAATTGATTCAATTGGTCTTGAGCCGTATTGGTACCTCCACCAAAAGTCATTTTCTTAAATCCTTCAGGAGTATATTCGGTAATAAATCTATTTTGAGTTTGGATGTATCTACCTACTTTAATACCAGGTTGGTCTGAAACTTTGGTAGGGTCTTCAATAAACACTCTGTCCTCAGCTAAAGCATCCACTTCGTACCATCTATTCTCCGCACCTAAAAATTCTGCAGTGGTTGGTATGTTGGTATACTGAGTACCGTTCTTTAATAACACACTTGTAATTCCCAAAACATTCTTTTCAGGTAAGAATAACTCAAAGAATGGTTTAACATCATTTGCACTGATAACTCTTTTAAAAACTTTAGTAATACCATTAACAACAATTTCTCTTTTTGTAATCGTATAATTAACAAGTATCCCATTTGAATTAAAGTTAGGTATCTTCAATCTATTCGGGAAACCTTGAGCGTTGTATGGTGATGCGAAATCAATATCATAAACATTTTCAAATACCACACCAGCGCCAACAACTTGTGAACCTCTTAGTAAGGTACCAAGATATCTTTCATCTTCTTTATCACCAAACGCAGGAACTGTAACTGAAAAATCAACTAATGCAACTGATGGTCTTTGACCTGGCAATTTTAAACCATAAGTTCGGGCTATGTTGTAAATGGAAGACCTTTGTTGTGCATATTGTAATACTGTCTCTTGAACACTTCGGTCAATGTTATAATGTAAGTTGTCAGCAATTGCCGCATTCAAATCGATAAATACTGAGAATACCGATGCGTCATTAAAATCCTGAATTAAGTCAGGATAATATGTTCTTGTGTAATTTAAGAGTTCAGTTCTAATTGACTGATAATCTCTGGTAGCGTACGATATTCTATTATTTGCCATTTATATTAAATATTGATAATCACAAAATCACTCTGTCCGTATGTTGACCCATTTGTTGAGTAATCTAATCTTATTTTTGCAGTATATTCAGATGTTCCTTTACCAGGAAATCTATAAACTGATGATTCGCTTGTTCCCGCTAAGTTTTGTCCTGTTGCGATATCAACTTCTTCTTGAACATCCGCTGGTGTTATACTTAAACTATTAACTAACAAGTTTGGCATGAACGTTTCAATCGCATCTCTGATGTCAGATTCAATAGCGTTAAAGGTTAATCCATCAAATGGTTCAAAAAGAAATTCATATAATCTTGTACCAAATTGAGGTAAAAAATATCTTGAACCTTTTCTTGTTAATAATAGGTGTATTAAATCGGCCTTAATTTCCTGAGACTCTAATTCGGTAAGTTCTAAGTAGTCACCTCGTCTAGAATCCCTAAAGGGAAAATTTATACCATAAGTAATTCCATTTGCCATAACAATAAATATAATGCTATCTATTTTTCTTTAAATAGATTAAAAATGAAAAATCCCGATTGTGTCGGGATTTTCAAATTAGGAACTACATCCAAAACATTCAAAAGGACTATCTTCAGGTTTTTGTGTTAATTCATGTATTTCAACTTTTGGTGTTTCAACTTTAACTTTAGGTTGTGATATTTTTGAAACATCAACTGCCAAGTGTTTAGCTCCTGTTGAAATTGCTTTAGTTCTAACATAATAACATAAAGTCTTCAATCCTTTTTCCCATGAGTGGAAATGTGATGAGGTAATCTTAGACAATGTTGGGTTAGCCATGTAGATGTTCATTGATTGTGATTGGTCGATAAATGGTGCTCTATCCGCCGCCATGTTAATCAATTCTCTCTGTGAAATTTCCCAAATTGTTTTGTACTTACTAATCAAGTGTTCAATACGTTTAACTTTCTTAGTATAGTTTTTATCCTCAGTATCAAGATGATTATTGAAATTGATGTTTTGAACTGAACCTTCATTTAAGATGATTTCATTTTTCAAATCTTCACTCCAAATTCCAATCTTTTCAAAGTCGTTAATTAAGTATTTGTTTACAATCATGATTTCACCACCAACTACTCTTCGGTTAAAGATTGCCGAATGTGCTGGTTCTGTCATCTCATATGAACCTGTAATCTTAGCTGAAGACGCCACAGGCATCTGAGCAGTGAATAATGAGTTACATACCCCATGGTTAGATACTTCTAACTTAAGACTATCCCAATCCCATAAACCACCTAATCCTTCATAATCTAATCCCCACATATCAAATTGGAAAATACCTTTTGACATCGGTGAACCTTCAAAATGAGCGTAAGGTTTGTATTCACCTGACTTACACAACTCCATACTTTCAGTAATCGCCGCAAAATAAATTGTTTCAAAAATCATTTTATTCAATTTCTTAGCTTCTTCAGATGTGAAGATGTAATCCATCAAATAGAATACGTCAGCCAATCCTTGAGTACCAATCGCAATCGCTCTTTGGTCCAATCCACCTTTTCTACCTTTTTCAGTTGAGTAACTGTTGATGTCAATAACTTTGTTAAGAGCTCTAACAACTTTTCTAACTTCACTGTAAAGTAAGTCAAAATTAAACTCACTTTTCTCAATAAAGTTTTTCAATACCATTGAAGATAATGTACAGATTGCTGTAGTCTCCTCGTCAGTATATTGGTAAATCTCATTACAAAGGTTTGATTGTTTAATCACACCGATGTTTTGGTGGTTTGTTTTCTTGTTAGCATTGTCTTTAGAACATAAGTAAGGAACACCAGTTTCAACTTGTGATTCAATAATCTTAGTCCAAACATCTTGAGCTTTAACTTTTTTACCAAGACCTAAATAAACCGCTTTGTTGTAGTTTGCTTCGTACTCATCACCATAACATTCTTGAAGTGGTTTAATACCCGCTTTAACAATATCATTAGGACAGAACAAATACCAATCAGAACTTTCCTTAACCGCTTTCATGAAGTTATCAGGAATCCAAAGAGCCGTAAACAAATCTCTTGCTCTTAATTCTTCAGCACCTGTGTTCTTTTTGATATCTAATAAGTCCATAACATCTTTGTGCCATGGTTCGATGTAGATAGCCGCACTACCAGGTCGTCTTCCTTGTTGGTTAAAGAATCTCAATGACTCATTAACGATTTTCAAATACTTCAACAATCCACCTGCAAATCCACCTGATGAATTGATACGACTTTCTTTACTTCTGATGTTAGACATTGATAAACCAATACCTGCCGCGTCTGAAGAATAAGTTGAAATATCATTCAAGGTATGTAATAAACCATTACGTGAATCCGCATTGTTGTAATGTAATACACAAGACGCTAACTGAGGAACTTTGGTTCCTGAGTTGATAATGATTGGTGTTGCGGGTGAAATAAGTTGATTAGACAATGAGTGGTAATACTCAACAGCTTGTTCAAATGATTTTGTCACCCATAGAGCAACTCTCATATACATGTGTTGTGGTCTTTCAACTACTTTACCTTCAGGTGTTTTTAACAAATACATTTCTTGTAATGAACGCCAAGCGAAGTAATCAAAGTTATAATCGTTTTCGTGATTGATTACCGCGTCAATTTTATCGTGACCATATTCATTCATGATTTCAACTAACTTATCATTGATAACTCCTGTAGAGTACAATTCCATGATGGTTTCACAAAAACTATCATTAGTTTCTTTGTGGTATGAAGAAATTGCAACTGATGAAGCCAATCTTGAATAGTCATGGTGACTACCAGTGTAAGCCGCAGCAATTTCATAAACTAACTTATCCAACTCTTTAGTTGTGATAAGTCCTTCAGTTGGTACAGATGTGATAACTTTAATGAATATCTCATCTGAGTTTACGTTCAACCCTTTAGCCGCACGTTTAACTCGATTATAAATTTTCTGAGGATTAAATGATACGTCCTCACCGTTTCTTTTTTTAATTTTTAATGACATCATATTGTGTTAGAATTAGAAATCTTCCTCGAAAGAAATCGTTTCATTTAATTTTGCTTTTTGATACTCAACAGTTCTTGACTCAAAGAAATTTCCTTTTGTCTCAACCGCAATTTGTTCCATGAATTTGAATGGTTGTTCAACATTGAATTCTTTTTTACATCCAAATTTAAGTAACAATCCATCAACAACAAACTCAAGATATTGTTTCATCAAGTTTGAATTCATACCAATTAAAGAAACTGGTAATGACTCAGTGATGAATTCTTTTTCGATTTCCAAAGCAGATAATAAAATCTCTCTGATTCTTTTTTCACTTGGTTTATCTTCAACGTGATTGTTTAATAAGTGAATTGCGAAGTCACAGTGTAAGTTCTCATCTTTAAAGATTAAAGAGTTAGCATTACACAAACCTTGCATAATACCTCTTGATTTCAACCAAAAGATTGAACAGAATGAACCTGAGAAGAATATACCTTCAACCGCCGCAAACGCAACCAATCTTTCTTGGAACGAAGCATTTTCAATCCAATCCAAAGCCCATTTAGCCTTCTTTT